TACCAGTACTGCTTACGGTAGCATTATTAACTGCTCCACCACCTTGACCCCCACCAACAGCAGTCAGTGTTGAAAATCCAGAACCAGTAATAGTTGAATTAGACCCATTAGCTGCTGAAGAACCTCCACCTCCTACAGTTGCCGTATAAACTGTTCCAGGGGTTAAAGATGCTGTTCCCGTTAATAGCCCACCAGCTCCACCTCCTCCGTATGTACCGCCAGCTCCACCTGCAAGAACAAGATAAGAAACAGAGTATGTATAAGCCCCAGTAATAGCAGCCCAAGCACCGTTAACATAACCTTCAAGCAAACCACCAAAATCGGTGTTATATCGCAACATTCCGTTTGTTGGGCTTCCTGGGCGCTGCGCTGTAGTGCCACGAGGAATTGTTATTACACCAGTAGACACAAAGTTAGCGTTTTGAGAAGCATCAATAACTACAGCATTTGTACTATTTGTCTGCAGTGTAAGCGCACCAGAGCTATCAGCCGTTTTAATTAATGCTGTAGGCTGAGTAGTAGACCCTGGATTTGCATTTATAGTACTTGCCATGATTAGGCTGTATAAGTTCCGCTTGATGTAAATGTATGAATAGTGTTACCGCCTACAGAAGTGACTGTTCCACCTGAGCCACGTTGAGTTCCTGCATAACTAATGATTACTATTCCTGATCCGCCATTACCGCCTTGCGATTGAGTTCCTTGGTCAGGGCCTCCACCACCACCACCGCCTGTGTTAGCTGTTCCATTACCGCCATTACCAGTATTGTTAATAACACCATTACCACCGCCACCATTACCGCCAGTTCCTTGTGTGCCATTTCTTGATGAACCACCACCGCCACCGCCATAATAAGTAGCTGAACCTGAAATAGAATTAGATATTCCTACACCGCCAGCACCACCGCCTGAACCTGAACCAGCAGCACCAGCACCTCCAGCACCACCGCCACCGCCACCACCATAAGCAGGGCTACTATTTGCACCTGATGCGCCATTATTTCCTTGTCCTGCTGTGCCAGTTCCACCAGCACCGCCTGAACCGCCTACACCACCGCCACCGCCTGAACCACCATTAGCTCCAGTAGTAACACCTGAATCTCCGTTAGCACCAAAACCACCACCTACGGCTGTTAAGCTAAATGCAGTTGAATTTGCACCATTAGTTTGTGCTGTATTTGAACCACCAGCACCAACAACTATAGAATATGCAGTTCCAGCATTAAGAGTTGTAGTTCCTGAAATTACACCTCCAGCACCACCGCCACCTCCATCTCCTGTTCCACCTGTTCCACCACCAGCAGTTAATAAATAGCTAACTGTGTAAGGGCCACCAGCAACAATTTGCCAAGATGAACCATTCCAAATTTCATAAGCTACAAGAGTAGTATTCCAACCTTGCTGACCTACAGTTGGGCTTGATGGTCTACCAGCAGTAGTCCATTGGGCTGGAGTTATGCCATTAGTTCCATCAATAATTACAGTCATAGTGCTACCCAAGATAAAGTTGCTTCATCCCATATAGCTGGTGTTTCAGGTCTTGGTGTTGGGGCTTCCCATGTCCAAGTATCTTGATTTAATGTCCAGCTAGGAAAAGGTTGTGGGGCATAGAAAACATCATTAGTAGCATCGTAAATATGCCCAATACCAGCATAGTTGCCTCTTAATGGAGTGCCACCTTGAGTATGTTTGTTTTCAAGAGTGTTATAGCTAGTTTGAATCCATGCGCCTGGCGATGAATCTACGAATGTGTCAAAAAACTCAGGTTTAGCAACAATGACTTGTGTTACTTTTCCATCAACTACTTTAGCAAAATGTCCCATGTTTTCCTCGTTAAGCTGTGTAACTGCCTGATGCAGTAAATTTAATAATAGTGTTAGAGCCTGAAGTAGTTACTGTTGGGCTTCCTGTTGTAGTTCCTGAATAACTTGATGTAGGAACAGAAAGAATTACAACACCTGAACCACCATTTGCACCATTATTTGTTGCATAAAAAGCGCCACCACCGCCACCGCCTGTATTGGCTGTGCCAGCAGTACCAGGGTTTCCTCCTCCACCACCACCTCCGTTACCACCTGAACCATTTGAAGGTGTATCGCCACCACCACCACCTCCACCGCAATAATAAACAGCAGAACCTGTAATTGAAGAAGAAATCCCTACACCGCCATTACCAGCAGACCCTGATGTTCCATTTGCCCCAACAGCACCAGCACCGCCACCACCGCCACCAGCGACATTTGGAACTCCTGCATCATAACCAATGCCACCATTATTACCTTGACCAGCAGTTCCTGAAGATGCGCTACTTCCTTGATGTGCGCCACCGCCTCCTGAACCTCCTGATGCGCCATTAACATTTCCTGCGCCACCGCCACCACCGCCACCAAGCGATGTATTTGAATTAAAAACGGAATTTGAACCAGTTGCACCACGACTGTTTGATGAAGCTGAACCTCCTGCACCTACAGTAATGGTATATACAGTTCCTGGAGTTAAATTAGATGTTCCTGTTAATAAACCACCTGCGCCACCACCTCCACAAGCAATAGATGATGAACTTCCTCCACCACCACCACCAGCAGCAATTAAATAAGAAACGGCATATTGACCAGAAACATAAGTAGTCCAACCACTTCCGTTATACATTTCTGCGCCATTAATTGTAGTATTCCATCGCATCGCACCAACAACAGGGCTTGATGGTCTTTGTGCAGTTGTTCCTGTAGGCAAAACTAATGCGCCAACTGTGCTAGAAGCATCAATAACTCCACCAGTTGCAGTAATAGCTAAATTACCTGAAGTATCAGGTGTAACACTAAAAGCTGTGCCTGTAGTTGTTCCGATGTTTATAGTTGTAGACATTATGCAATCCTAAAAGCAGTAATTGTGCTGTCTTTGCTGTTACCTGATGAGTTGTAAAGCATAGAAGTTCCTGAATAAGTTGTAGCATTTACACTTATTCTGATATTTCCAGCAGGACTAGCAATGTAACCTGACAATGAAATTGTGTAGTTACCATTCTGTAATGGGCCATTAACACGACAAGAAGCAATAACTGTTGTGCCATCCCATAATTTAGCACTCCAGTTTGAGTTAGCATTAGTTGGGTCACGAACAACTACAGTTCCACTAGCAAACCAAGTGCCTGTTGTACCTTGTGAAACAGTTGGGCCATCAATATAAGAACCACTTGTTAAGCTAACATCAGCCCCTAATGAGTTTGTATAGGCTGTATAAGCAAGCATCATTGTGCCTGTAGCAGCAGGAATTGTAAGAGTATTAGTTCCAGCAACATCAGGCACTACTACACTAATAGCACCTGAAGTATCGCCACTTAAAACTATTTTAGGAGTGCTCATAAAATAACCCAGCGAGAACCAGCAGAAACAGTAATTGTAGTTCCTGCTGCAGTTGTAAATGGCCCAACACTCATCGCATTATTGCCAGTTGCGATTGTATAAGAAGCTGTATTGGTTTTAGCACTAACAATTAATCCATTAGAAGCGACTATTTGAGGAGTTGTCAAATCGCCTGTAGATGGGTTCACTTTAATGCTTGTATTTACATAATCTGTGCTAGTAGAACCGCTAGTGGCAGATTGAAAGCCTAAATAATAGGTTGCATTAGTGGTGGTGCTAGTAATGGTTAAACCACCGCTAGAGGCTGCCCAGGTTGGGACTCCACCAGCAAGGGTTAAAACATAGCCATTTGTGCCTGCGGTCAAGAATGTTGTAGTTCCTGAAGCGGTCTGATAAGGCAATGAACCATTTGCGCCACCAGCTAAATTGGTCGCAGTTGTAGCAGTTAGTGCATTTCCACCAATAGACAAGCTAGAAGCTGTGCCAGTTAAGCCTGTGCCAGCACCACTAAATGATGTTGCGCTTAAAGTGCCTGTATTTGGCACAAAGCTTAATTTAGTAGAACTGGTGGTTTCCCCTGTAATTGTTCCGCTTGTAGCGGTGGTCATTGCAGGGTAATAAGTAGAAACTGAGGTTGTATTGTCAGTGATGGTGATGCCTGATGATGCAGCAGCAGCCCATGTAGGAACACCGCCTGACAAAGTCATGACATAACCATTAGTACCAGCAGCTAAGAAAGTTGTAGTTCCTGACCCTGTTTGATAGGGAACTGAGCCATTAGCACCGCCAGCTAGGTTTGTAGCTGTAGTTGCGCTTGTAGCTGTTGTTGCAGTTGCAGCATTACCGCCAATAGAAAGACCAGAGGCTGTGCCAGTTAATCCTGTTCCTGCTCCACTAAATGAAATGGATGTAAACACCCCAGTAGAAGGGTTGTATTGAAGCTTAGTAGAGCTTGTATATTCTGTTGAAAGGCTTCCGCTTGTTTGATTAGCGAACAGAGGGTAACGAGTGCTATTTGTAGTGGTGTCATCGGTAACAGTCGCATAAGAAACAGGAGTTGCCCAAGTAGGAGTTCCTGTGCCATTAGATTGCAAAAACTGACCAGTAGTACCAGCAGCAGTAAATCCTGTTACTCCTGTGGCAGATTGCCAAGGAATTGCCCCTGCGCTTCCACCAGCTAAATAAGTAGCATTTGTCGCATTAGTTGCAGAGCCTACAGATAAAGTAGATTGAGCCACATATTGCGGTGCAGTTGCGCCAGCAGTTAATACATAGTTTGTAGTGCCAAGGCTTAGGAATGAAGTAGCTCCTGCGCCTGATTGATAAGCTAAAGCACCAGCAGTACCGCCAGCAATATTGGTCGCTGATGTTGCTAAAGTGGCTGTTGCTACAGCACCGCTAACAATAGAGCCTAAAATTGAGGTAATCCAGCTAGGATTTGAATAAGACCCTGTTGTATAAACTCCATTGGTTACAGTCCCAGCATTTCCTGTAATACCAATTCCCCAAGTGCCTGATGCGCCTGTTCCTGTTGTAGAAGGTGCGCCAATAGTATTGTAGGAAATAGTCTGAGCTACAGAGCCATTAAAAGTAGTGCCAGTTGCGCCACCAGTACCGCTATTATTAAAAGTTACTGAGTTAGGGGTATTGGCTGTAACAGTAGTCGAGCCACCCAAAGAAACCGCATTACCATTAATAGTGATGCTAGAGTTTGCTAAATAACTGTTAGCAATAGGGGTCGCATTCCATGTTCCTGCTGTAAGAGTGCCAACTCCTGTAATTCCTGTATATGAGCCACTAATTAAACTAGAAGCGATTGTTCCGCTAGTAATTTGACTTGCGCCAATAGCAATAGAGGTATTGGTTGCGCTAGTGATTTGCCCTTGAGCATTTACGGCTACTACAGGAACAGAACTTGCCGAGCCATAAGTTGCAGCAGTAACACCAGTATTGGTAATGCTAAAAGTATTAGCAGATAGGGTTAACCCTATACCAGCATAATAAGTACCCAAGGCAGAGAACTGAACAAAGGTAATTGGAGTTACACCAATAGTTCCAGTATCAGCAGAGGTAGATACCCAGCCAGTATTGGCTTGTGAGCCGTTTAAAAGTACTGTGTAAGCCCCTGGCACTTCTGCCCATACATCCATATCAACGGCACGAGTCCATGCGCTTGCAGAGGCTACATAGATGCCGTTTTCAGATGCTGTATTTTGATTTTTTACCAATACTCGGTTACCAGCTAATACTGAATAACCATCAATGGTTTGCAGACCTGACAAAGTAATGTTGGTTAAAGTGCCTACTTTACAAGCAGCTTTAGGATTTAAGCCTTGAGCTACAGTATCAACATAAAGTTTATTAGCAATATCAATAGCATTAACAGGACTATTTGCAATAGTGCCTGTAGTGGTAGCAATACTTGTAAAGTAACCAGCAGCAGGAACAGAACCACCAATAATAGAACTATCAATAGTGCTATTAGTAATGGTTAACCCTGATTGAATAGGATTAATAGTTGCATAAAAAGGCTTACCTTGGCCTATGAAAGTTTGAAAATTTCCATAAACATCAAAGTAAGCCTGAACAGGCAACAAATTCTGAACTACAGAATTGGCTGGATTAGCCATGTTTAAGCCTTAATAAGCGAAACAATTAACTAAAACAACATCTCCAGCAGACATATTTGTAGCAGCACCTGTTGTTACAGAATAGCTTGTAAATGTAACTGAAGTAGTTGAGCTTGCTGTTAACTGCAAGAACAATGAATTACCATTAGTTACATCAGCAGCAAAAGCAAGCCAGCCATTTACTGCAGTTGGCAAAGTAATAGAACCATTGGCTGCGCCACCAGTACCAACAACAATCTTAAAGCACATTGTATTGGCTGCTGTAATAGTTGGACTTGTACCCCATCCTGAACCAAGACTAGGCAAAGTTGCGCTACTAGCAAGCAAATTACCACCCATTTGAAATACAGAAGGGTTAATGGTATCGCCAGTAAGAGGAGGGCTAAAAAATTGACCTCCTGGGCCTACTAAACCTAAACAAACACCAGCAGAATTAAACTGGGCCTGAACAGGCACATTTTGAACTGTTACTGTAGAAGCTACTTGATTTGAACTCATTATGCAATTCCTTCACCAGGGGTAATTTCAAGGCTAGTAGCTGTTCCTGCAATAAACCAAGCATTTGGTGGGATACCGCTAAATACACCAACTCCATTAGGCTGAATAGTAAGCACATTAGCTATACCAGTAGCTGTAGGAGTTGTTGCAGCAGGAGTTACTGTAGCATCGCCTGGCTCTTGTGGTGACCAGCCCACTCGAACCAATCCATTGGTTAAATTGATAATCCGATACCCTGAAGGGTACACATTGTTATTCGACTTAACCTGAACAGGAGAAGTGCTTACTAGGTAAGTTGGGCCAAAAGGCGCAAAAGCTGAATCATAAGCCATGTTTTAACTCCTTAAACTACACTAGCTGGGATAGGACTATCTTCGCAAGTAGAAATTTTAAGCAATAAATTACCAGCAGTTTGAGTTGCTGAAGAACCAGTAGAGTTTACCAATCGAACAACAACTTGATTTGCTGTATTGGTATAAGCATTTCCAATAGAAATACCAGTTACCAAAGCAGCATCAAAAGCAGCTTGAACAAAATCATTAGGCTGAACACCAGGAACAGTTAAAGTTACATCTGTTGTTGTGCCTGAAATAGTTGTTGATGGGAGTGTTACTTGGACAATGGATTGGGCAATGATATTGCCACGACAAACAGTAGTCTTAGACATAATTTTTCCTTTAAATAAGGTAATTCAATTATAGGTTATTCAAGAAAAAAAGCCACACTTTTTGGGCATGGCTTTTTTCTTTTACTTCATGGATTCTTAATAGAAACCTGGGCTTAAATCATATCCATAAATATACACATCAACAGTCGCAGTAGCGAATGCCGTAGAGATATTTACATATACAGTTTGTGCTGATTGTGCTGTATTAGGATTTGAAGCTGCTGAAATAGTTACATAAGATGGAGTAGTTTGACCTGTCAAAGCTGCTGCTGTCAAAATACTTGTTGTGCCACCTTTATTAACTGCTGTGTAAACACCTAAATTAACAGAAGCTACAGATTGTGTTGCGCCAGCATTGTTAGCATTAGCTACCACTACTGAAACAGGAACATAAAGTGCGCTGTTGTTAATTTGAACAGCAAAGTCTGCTGCTGCTGCGGTTGAAACACCTTTCAACACACCTAAAACTCGCAAAGCCTGTTGGCTATTTAGGTTCGATGGGTGGGTCGAATTTTGGACTGCTGGGCCTGGATTTGCCATGATTTTATTCCTTAAATTTAGTTAAAAGGGAAGGGCTTTCGCCCCTCCGTTTATTAAGCTGCTACTCGGCAAGCCAACTCTGGGTAGAGTGGGGCCCAACCATACAGAACATCAACACGAGTCGGAATCGAATCATTGTTAATAGTGTATTGGCGCACGACTCGCATGGACAGACCAATTTCTTTGTCTGATGCACGACCAGCAAAATGAACACCTTCAGGCAACTCTAAGTCAGCCATAGCCATTGTGAATGCATTGCGGTGCATTACGATGTTTTGTGGAGAAACAATACCATTTCCACTTGCATTGTATTGTGATGCAAAGAATGTCACAGCAGCAGTTGCTGATGGGCTAGGGATGCTCACATTCTGGAACTGACCACCGCTAATAACAGCAGGAGAAACAGTTACAGAAACAGAAGAACCAGAAGCCACAGAAACAGCAGACTTAACTACAAATGAACGAAGTTTGTTTGTGCCATAAGCTTGACGATTTTGTGGGTTAACTGCATACACACCAGCGATTTGGAATGTATCACCAGCATTCAAGTTGATTGTGCCAGTATTAGCAGCAGTCAAAGTGATTGTGGATTGTGAAGCCCAACCAGAAGTCAAGAAACCAGTTGCAGTTGTAGTTGCAACAGAAGCAGTAACAGTAGAGCTAGAGAAGTTACCAAAAGTTTGTGACACGATGTTTTGGTCAAGTTTCCAGTTCATACCGCCAGAATCGCGACCCATCAAGCCCTTTTCATACTGCATACCAATCTTGTCATTAGGAACAAACAAGCCTTTCAAGCTATCAACAATAGTTGCAGATGTAAATGGCTCAACGATACAGCTTCTACGACCATCACGAGGTGCGCCTTCAGAATCAAGGTAAGCCTGTGCTGACAAGTATGTATACAAGCCAGTTGGAGGAGTACCAGCAGTACCAACGATGTTTGCTGTGTTCAATGCTGCTGTAGTAGTACCATCAAAGTCGATTTTGTTGGCAATAGCTGCAACGGCTGGCTTAAGGATGCGGTCAGAGAACATATCCAAAGACAAAGCTAAGTCCTGGGTGGTAAATTGAGTATCCACATGGAACTGAGTGCTTAAAGTTACAGGTACAGAAGTTTCATTCAAATCTTCCACATTCAATGCAGGGCCAGTAGTACCGATGAAACGGCCTGGTCTGCGGACATTGACTGTTGCGCCAATTTTTGCGCCAACTACAGCGAACTGGTCATCATAGTTGCGGTCAACTTCAGAAGTGAAAGTTAATTCATTTTCGAGAACCATTAAGGCCTCATTAGTAATCTTGCTAATCGTCAATAAAGTATTTGACATTTTAAATCTCCAAAAAAATTAGGTTTATCTAACCTTGCCAGATTGCCTTGCAGCTTTCCATTGTGCATAAGTCCCATGAAATTCACCATTGGTGTCCACAAGAATATCTGCTCCAACTTTGCCACCACTAAGCGGTCTGATAGGGTCAGGTGCTTTACTTCCTGAAACAATCGCCTTTACTTTTTCAGCTTTTGGCTTTTCTGCCTTAGCTTCAAACTTAGCCTCAAGTTTGCCAATTTCTTTCAGAGCTTTAACAGAATCCATTTCTGTTAATTTGCGAGCATAATCTTCATCAGAAGCAAGTGCATATAAGACTTGAGGCCCTACATCACTTTCAAGAATTGCTTTTTTGATTTCATCGCTAACCACTACATCACTTGATTGAACAATTCGGTCAAAATCAGGCATTTCTTCTTTTGCTTTTTCAAGCTTCTTATTCCAAGATTCTATTTTCTTGGCTTCAGCTTCTTGAGCTTTGCGACTAGCTTCTTCTGCATCCCTTCGCAATAAAGCATTTTCTGCACTCCATTCCGCTAATGCCTCTGCATATTCATAAGCATCATTAAACTGGTCTGCTCTAGGTTTACCTTCAACTACAGGTTTTTGTTCCTGTTGCTCAGGGTTTACCCTTGCTTCATAACTCCTTAGCTTTTCTCTAAGCTCTTGAGCTTCAGCTTCCGCTTGTTTAGCTCTTTGAGTTACCTTATCGAATCGCTTATTTAGCTTATCTTTAGACTTTTCAGGGTCTTGTTTCTTAGCTTCTTCCTTTGCTTCTGGTTCACTCTGTTCCTGTTCCTGTTCTGGCTCTGAATCTTTCTTTACAGATTCAGCCTCAGCTTGAGGTTCTTGGTCAGCTAAACCTAATCTTTCTGCATAAAAGGTTGTTGCATTGTCACTTGTTATTACATTTGATGCTTCTCTTACAACTTCTGATTCGGCCATGATTTCTCAAGCTCCAATTTAAGTTAAAAATACTACTAAAAATAATTCTTGTCTATTTATTCCGCTTTAGATGCTTTTTTAGTTTCTTTAGCAGCAGACTTTAATAAAGATTTTTGTTCTTTCAAAGCCTTTTTATCTAATCCTGCGAATGGATTGACAGGCTGGGCTGGCTCATATTTCTTGCCAGCTCTGCGAGCCATTTCTTTCATTTTCCACTCTAATGCATTATCACCTGTAATTGTTGGCATATTTCCTCCGATTGTTAAATGCCTCTTTCGATTGTTTCATCTAATGCTGCTCTTTCACTTCTTAAATCTAATTGGGCCATGACTAAAGCCAGTTGTGCCTTTAATTGCTCCACTTCTAGCTGAGTTTGAGTCTTAATAACTGTGTCATGGGCCTGAGTATCGGTTCGCATTCTAGTATCTTCTCTGCGAACTTCCATCTCCATTTGAGTTTTTTGCAGCATAGCTTTGTCTTTTTGCTCTGCAACAGAAGCCCCATATTTCATATCCAAGGTCATCTGCTGAATCTGTTGTTGCAACTGTTGGATAACAGATTGAGATTGTTTGAGCTGCATCTGAGCTTGTGGTGGAATATCGGCTTTTTCATCAATCTGAGCCAATGGATTAGCAGCAGCCAAGCGGTCAGCAATAATGTCAGCACCAGGGAAGTCCATATTTCTAAAGACCAAGTCACCTGCTGTTTGCATCAAATTAGGGTCAGCAGTCAATAGAGTCATCATAGAATCTACCGCTTCTTGTCGCTTAGAAGCATAGCCAGGGCCAGTTTCCATCACAATGTCATATTCACCAGTAGTTACATCATTCAAAACTCGGTCTACACCTTGTTCATCTTGAGTCTTTTGGTTAATGCCCACTAACTCGCCTTTACCATCTGCTCCAATGATTCGCATTACTCTTTCTTCAGAATAAATATGAGGAATTAAATCCAAGCAGATTCGACCAGACTGCCTAATTGACCTTGTAAGGTTGTCATAGTAGTGGAAATTGGTCATGTCAGTTTGTTGCTGTTGACCATTTAGAGCTTTTCCAGACTGCATACCTTGTGGCAACTGAGCAGGGTCATAAATACCGACAACTGCCATCAAGTCTGAATTTAAACCTTGGAGAGCTGTAACCATTCCAGTAGGAGGTGGCTCTGGCTGAATCCTTGTAGGAACTGGAGCTGGAGCACCTTCAGAGTCTTTTTGCTTATAGCGCAATACAGGCATAGACTTAATATTGGCCTGATTCCACTCCATTTCATGACCTTCATCCTGACCTTCTGCAAGGAGGAATTTAGCCTTTGGAGCAAGGGCAACGGACTCGGTAAGAGCAGTTGACCAGAAGTTATACATTCTTTGTGGGTCTTTAGCCATGCGAGTAAGACCAAACTTCTTCTTCTTACTGTCCACAATGAGTTGTTGACCATATACAGGCACAACAGGAATATAGCGACCAGGCCAATCTTTTTGGTCAAGGATTTGCATTCCTGTTAACTTGCACCACTTAATCTGTTTTTTAATGGTTTCTCGCTTAGAAACTACATAAACCCCTGCATCTTGCATCATGATTTCGGATGGCTTTTCATCCTCAAAACAAGTTGTGCCATCAGATAATAGGTAAAGCTTGGTGCGAATATGCTCGGTATAAAAGTATTCAGCAATGCGAATATCTTTTTTGGTAATCCATTCTGATTGTGAATCGCCTGTGCCACGAGGGTTAAAACCACCGCCATCATCTGCACCAGGGTACATTTTGCGGAATGATTCTTTGCTGATAACCTCGGTAATTAAGCACTTTTCTGCATCTGAACCATCAGGCTCATTGGAATTAGGGTCAAAATAGACCATGAAAGGGTTCTCAATGCGCTTTACATAGATTTCCTGTTCCATTGAATTAGGTCTTGGAAAATCATGAACAATGCGCCAGTAACCCCAGCCCATCCGAACTGCAAAGTCAAAAGCATTGTCATAAGCTGCATCAGCATCTGATTGGTTTTCAATATGGCGCAATATTCCAGTAATAACTTCGGCTACCTTTTCATCGGATTCGGTATTCATGCCATGAGCTACCATCCGAGGTCTTTGTTGTCTTTGCTGATTGGCTATTTGTCGGCAATAGGCATCAATCTTGTTGATGGTCAAATATGGTCTAGATTCAAGCAGTCGGCTATTTTGAATCTCTACAGGCCATTGGTCACCACCAGCGAATTTAAGGTCATCTAAGGCCTCAACTCGATTATTAGAGTCATTTTCAGAACAGAAGCGCAGGAACTGTTTAGCTTCCTCGATTACTCCTGATTCATAGTCATCGCCATATTCGGTGGAATAGACACCACCATTGCTTTCTACATTCATTACCATAATGTTTTCCTATTAGCTCATCCAGCTTGTAACATCATAATTCATGGGCTTTCTTTTGACTACTTTCTTTTCTTGAATCATAAGCCCTATGTATCTGAAAGCATCTGCTCCATGCGAATACTGGTCATGGACAGGCTTTTGACTAAATGCTTTAGTGTCTGGGTCTACATCATATCTGTAGTGTCTTAAACAATCTAGCCCTGCAGAGGTATTATTCTTGTCAAAATAGCATGAATTAAATATGGTTCTAGCAGCATTGATGGAGTCAACAATAGGCACTCTTTCAATGATTCTGACATTAAATCCTGCAGCTCTGACTATTTCTTCAATACTTCTGCCATTACTAGCGATTGTTTTGTTTCTAGCATCATGGGGCAGATATAAGGTGTCATAGACATAACCAAAGGTCTGCATCTTTCCAAGAATCTCACTCATAGTTGTCTGAGTGGTTTCATAGTATCGAATAAGCCTGGTTTCCATGCCTATGAACTGAACAAACCATATAGCAGTAGCATCGGCCCATCCAATATCAAATACTGCCATTACAGGCTTTATAGGGTCATAAGGGACATTGCATATTCTGTTGTCTGCTTCTGCCCTTTGCATCTCTTTAGCAAAGACTGCTCCATCAATGGTAGACCGAGTAAAGCCTTCCCAGACATTCTGATAAGCCTCAAAGTCCCTATTCATTAGGGATTGCCTCTCTAGGTCTAGGACAGCAGGAAACCAAGGGTTGTCATTCCAGTTAACTTTTTGCACTACAGCATTATCAGGAGGATTCAAAATGAACCGCTTATAGGTTTCATCGGTAGGCAACTCAGGGTTAAAAGTAACCCAAATCTCGGAGTTTTCCTTACGGATGGTAGGAATCAGAATATCCCAGCTTAATTTTGAGATGTTATTAGCTTCCTCACACCAACAGTAATCTATGCCCTCGATAGACTTTAGGCCATTGATATTGTTCTTAATGCCAGCAAAGATAAACTCTGTGCCATTCTTGCCCCTAATAGTGCTTTGAGTCACCTCATAATGGGCTTCTAGCTTTAGGTCATAGATTTGGTCTACAAGGAGCTTATGAACAGAATCCTTGATTGAGGTCTGGAACTCACGAGCACATAAGACTCGAATAGTCTTGAGAACTCCCTTGCATAGCAACATTCGGGCTACAGAGTGCGATTTTCCACCCCCTCTACCGCCATGTAATATTCTGTACCGACTATGTTCTGGTTCAACTAAGCATTTAAGCTTTTTAGGGAATTGAGGCCAAATAAAGCCTGATGTATCAATCTGGCTTGACATTGCCATCCACGAACATGAAGCCAATGCCCTTTACAAACTCTGCTCCATCAGGGCCACTAATCTCTGTAGCTTGGACAGCTTTGCCATCCATTCTGTCAATTACTTCTTTCACAGCCCAAGGTTCTCCCTCTACTGCTGCATCTACAAGCTTCTCTGTAACCTGTCTTAGCTTTAAAGCATCATTTTGAACAAGAACTTTTCTCAACTGGTCAGAAAAGAGTTTCCCTTTCCTCGCATTCTGATTGCCCTTTAAGCTCTCAGCAATCTTCTCATTCTTAGAAATAGTTGTTTCGGTTTCCATGTCCATGATTTAATTAGCTTTAGGTTAATGATTGTTAACTTTAAGTTAATGGTACTACTCATTGTCCATACTGTCACTATTAGCCTCTGCTTCATTTACATCAGCTTGGAAAGTAGGACTATTAATGAGGTTTGTATATTGGTCTTGAAGCTCTTGTGGAACTCCTGGTTGTAATACTAAAGCATTCATATCTGCCTGAATTTCTTCAGTAGATTGAGGTACTGGATAAGGAAGGTAAATATTAGGAGTTGTCATTATTCTGGCTCTACTGTAGTTTCTGCTGGTACTTCTGGAGTTGGCTCTACAGGAGTCATTTGCTTTGCTACTTCAGCATTGGCTTTTAGGATAATCTCATCATGAAGCTTTTGCACCAATTCCATTGGGAGCTTTCTCAATCCAGCAAGAATTAGCTCTAATTCTGCGGTTGTATGCTCAAAAGTGATTTTTAGGTCTTTGATATTCATTTTTTACCTTTTTTTGCAGCTTCTTTCTTAACGGCATAAGCAATAGCTACTGCCTGCTTTACTGGTTTTTTGCCTTCTTTGACTTCTTTGGCAATATTCTCTTTAAAAGCCTTTTGGCTGGTTGATTTCTTTAGTGGCATGGTTTTGCTCCTAGTGGTTGCTTTCTTTAAGGCTGGTTTAGGTTTTGGTGCTTGCTTGTTTAATGCTTTAGCCACATCCTCAGTATTGAAGTTTTTAGGCCACATTTTTGCTATTTGCCTGGCTCTATAGTTGTAATAGGCCCATGCGATTACAAAGATTGCAAAGGCTGTAAAGACTAATGACATGACTAACTCATCCGACATTTTGGGCTTCCTCAAAACAAACATCCTGCCAACTCATCACCAGATACTTAACCCCATCTTCATAGTAAGGGAAGTATTTGAGATATTCCTCGCCTGGGTCATCATTCATAGTGCCAAAGCGGATTCTTGCTCCAACTTCAATAGGCATATCTTCTCTGCGACCACCTGAAAGCTTTTTACCAGGGCCAACAGCAATGACTGTACCCATGTTTTCGACTTCTTTGTTATCAACAATAATGATGCTAGAAAGCTCTCTAACATCAGGTTTGACTACAATTTTGTCTGCTAATGGCTTGAGTTTCATGATTTTCTAGGCCTTCCTGGTTTCTTTTTTGGTTGTTCTTCAGTAAAAGTAACAGTCAATCCAGTTGTTATGGCTTCAATAACATGGTTTTTAATGGGTTGCCATTCCCCACACCAATCTTCATTGGCTTTGTTTTGTGAAATTGGGTATCTTTTGCAGACTCCCATTCTTTCCCCAAAAGAAAAAAATCGACACAAATTGCAAGTGTCATTATGCTCTTTGTTAGCCACAGTTTCTCCGATTAATTGTGGTTAGAAAGCCCTGTTAGCGCACGACTATCAGGGTTTTCGCTTTTTTACTTCTTAGTTCTTTTTCTCATACTTATCTTCCATCGCATAAGTTGTGCGCTTATGGTCATAGCAGATACCAGCAGTACGGCCTGTATTGAACTCTTTGTCAGAGCCAATAGCATCTTCTTTACCCATTGCAACACCGCCACGATGAGATTTTTCCATTCTTTCGCCAGACATATCTGCCTTGCCAGCGCCTTTAGGTACAACTACACCCTTGGCAGGAATACCTGCTGTAGAGTTTGGATTACTTGTTTTGCCCATTGCCATAATTTTTCCTTTTGCAAAAGAAGCTGCAATATCGCAGCTCCTTATATTTTGCCTTATTGGTTACCCATGTCAAGCACTTTAAATACTGGTTGATTTTTAAAAGAAATTGCCATATTTTGAGCTGAATCATGATAGCCAGAATAACCAGCTTCTTTAATCATTCTTTCCCAATCATTAGCTTTAGTTTCTGCATCAAGAATATTAAATTTATCTCGATTAAATGTATCAGCCATTTTTAATAAATTATCTGGGTCTTTTCTTACATCATAAGAATTTTCAATATTCGATTTATATTGATTTGGGCCAAGACCAGGCTCTTTCATCTCTGGGTTTAAGTAAAAATGAGTCCTGTCTTTAACAGCTCCAGGGGCTCTTAGTCTTTCAGCTTCCTGGCCTCTTATACCAAAACCATACTTTTTAACATCAGTCTGGCTTAAATTTGGGCTATTGCTCCAATGAAATCCTTCAATAGTTTGACCATTTTCAGGAACTATATGTTCTTTCATATAATTTGGAACACCACCTCTGTAATCTAATTCAAGCATATCAGGGGGTAATGCCAGGCCTGTTTGTTTAGCATATTCCCATTGACCGCCTAATTCCCTAAGCTTTCTGTCCATTTCTGAGGTATCTTGGCCCATTTTTTCGGCTGCTGTCTTTTCTACCCTCATCAAGGCCATTTCTTTTTCAAGGTCTGCATTGATTCCAGAATAATTTACAAAGCTGTTTTGACCTCTGGTTTCAGAAGCAGCAGCTATTTGAGCCAATGGGCTTAAAGTTTCTTTGTGAGCTCCATAAGCCAATTCTTCACCTTTTCTGCCAAAGGTTGAGCCTGTAGTGCCATGACCAATATAGTCATGAACTGCCCTAAATTTTTCATTAGTATTTAAGCCATAGTAAGGGTCAAATTCATTGAGAAAAGGATGCTCCTCACCACCTCTAAAAACATACATATGGTTTTTATTAAGGGCATCATCTAGCATTTCTCTAGAATTAGCATAATTGGCATTGCCACCATGAAAAGAAAAATTAACCCCTTTATTCACTAAATTATCAAATTGCTGGTTTACTTCTTGGCGCAAAGCCCCATAGGATTTATGAACCAAATCATCATAATTTTGAATATCATGCTTTGCTAATAGTTCAGGATGCTTTGCTTTGTAATCCTGATAAATGGCATCTTTTAAAGCTGGACTTACATCATCCTTAGATAATGTTTCATAAGCCCTGGCAATAGGATGTTGTTTTAAAAGGGATGAGCCTGGCATGGCTTTGATTTTTTCAATGTCAAAGTCTGGGTTATGTTCTTTGGCTATTTGGATGGCTTTATTTTGTTCCTGACCATTGAATGCACCGCTTCCTTGTGACTCTCTAAGTTTTCTATTTGCAAAGCTTGTTTGAAGCTTTTCTTGTCCAGAAGTGGCTTGATTCCATGCTTTTTCATTACTCTGAGGTAATCCTGATATTCGTCTAAATTGTCCTTCATCTTTATATCCTTTTTCTAAATTTTCTGGATTAAATATCTGATAATAAGTTCCTCCTGTCATATCAGTATGTTTTACACCTTGATACCCTTGGCTAATTAGCTGATCTGTAAAATATTTGTCTGCCTCATCTCTAGATGCAAGTTTTACTTTTCCTTCATCAATTAACCTTCTTACAACAGCACCCTTGCCTGTAGCTGCTACTTCTCCAATATTAGGATTGGTAGTAAACCAAATACTTCCATCAGCAGACTTTGCAATATCAAAACCTGCTTTTTCAATTTGTTTAGCTGCTTCTTTGCTTGTTCCATGAAATATTGCTGTTGCTCCCATAAAGTTTGGCAAATAATTTTGAGTAAATTCTTGCATTGCTTCTGGGTAATAGTTTGGATTTGGCTTGCCTAAAAAGTCAGTTTTATACAATCCAGCCATAGTTTTATCCATAGCTCTTTGATTTTTTTCAAAGTTTTCAGGCCATTCTTTCCAATATTTGTCTAATTTTGTAGACAAAGTTTCTCTTTGATTTTTTAATTTTTTATTATCAAATTGTTTTTGAATTTCATCTGCTAGAGCCATGATTAGTCCATATCGAGCATTTTTATAAGGCGAATAGCAGCATCTACCGAATCAATTCGGCTTACTGCCCCTCCCCTCCATTCTTGCATGAATTTGACTTGTGGATCAGTAAAAGTTGCTTTGGAATCTCGCTTTATTTCTACCAATACAGACTTACCTTTATACCCAATGAGTAAATCAGGACAGCCACGACCAACAGTTGATAAATTAAGCACAGAAGCTCCAAGCGCAATAAAAGTATGCACAAGTTGCTTTTGGTTTTCATCAACTCGCTTTTTATAGTAAGTCATCTAGTAATGCCCTAGTTTTCTCAATGAGCTGCTCTGGTGAAAACCCCCAATAAGAAGTGAACTTTTTAGCCCCAAGCGAGTGATAACTGGTATCTCCAAGGCGATGGTGGTAAGCGCAGAGGGGGATTGCAGGAGCAGTATCTCGCTTTCCCCCAAATCTTCTGACATGGTGGATTTCTGTAGGTGTATCGGTTGTTTCAATTCCATGTTGCCTGCACAATATGCAGCCCAATCTCGCCAGGCGAGCATATTCATCCTTTTGTTTTTTAGTAGTCATGAGCTACATCTTCTAGTTTTAATGCTGCTTCTACAATTTCATTGGCTATTTGAGCTGCTTTATCTTTATCCTGTGAAATCATCGCAGAATAATACTGTTCTAAAAGCTTTTTTAGGGTCAAGTATGGCAAGCTGAAGTCTTTCATGTTGTGTCCTTAAATTTAAATTTCTATAAATAACCCCATCATGCCATTGCATATCTACCGAATTTTCATATAGCTCAATGATTTTATTGGGTTTTACCCAAATAGGGGCTTGTTTTTCTTTAAAACAAAAAGCATAAATCAATGGAGCTTCATCTGAACTAAAGGCTTCCACCATTTTAGGTAACAACTCAAACTCTTTTTTCTTAAAATTATCTGTTCCCTTTACAGCAATTACATAAGTTTTTCCAAAAGAATTAGTAATTACATAATCTGGAAGGTTTCTAAGAATGGGATTTATTCTCCAAAATTTAGGCACATTATTATTTTTTTCATCAAATCCAAGCCTTTGAAATTTTGTATCAAAAACATTGCAATATTTTTCAAATAAAGCTTCTCCATCACTTTTAGCAGTAGAAACCCTTTCAATATAAGAATTTCCAGAATGGCTCATATACCACCTTGTCTGCGATTGCTGGATAAAGTGCGCCAAATATCAATAATTCGCTGTTCATGCTGCCTTTCATTATCAATTTTCTTAAATTGAACATAAGCTTGTAAATGAGCATCTAGAGCATCGGCATATTTCTGGCTCGCTATGGCTTTTTGTTCCCTTTCTGACACTCCCCCCTCAGAAAGTAAAAAAGAATGCGCCTTGGCCTGTTTAATGCCTTCTGCAAGGTAATTTACCTGTCCACCAAGTGCAGCATGAAGCTCATTGGTTTCAGCAAGCTTAGTTAAAGCCATTTCTACCCTGTTTTCATCCAATTTATCTAAATTCATTTCCATTCTCCATATTCATAGGCTCTATTGCCTTTAAGCCATTGTTCTTCAAAATCCCTTACCAACTGCCAATCAAACTTGCTTTTGCTCATGTATTCTCTAAAAGCTTTTAAACCCCATTGTCTGCGCCACATAATTAGCTGACGAACAGCGCAGCGATGCTTGTGCTTTTGCTCATCCATTGGCCTTCTTCTTATCCCTAAAATCCAAGATAAATTTCTTCATCTCAAAATAGCTGTTAAATCGAGCTTTCGAAGGGTCACCTCCACATTCGACCCTATATGCCTCCTCAATCTGTTTATCGCTTCCTAGGGGCATTTCTGTGGCTTTTTGGGCTGCTTGATGAATCCAAGTAGCATCGAATGACCTCCAGCCCTTAAAAATGATGGTTTCTAGCACTTGGTCTAGTGGCATCTTGGCTAATTCAGCTTCTTTGATAAGCCTTGTAAGAACTCGGTCTGTAACTGGTGCTTTTAATCTTTTTCTATAAACCAAAAAATCAGACCATAAATCATCACTCACTCCGACAGGAGTGGGTATAGTTTTTATATGGTTCTTGGTTATTGGTTCTTGGTTCTTGGTTGGCATTGGGGGGTGTTTAAGGGGGGTAATAGGGGGGCTATCGCTACCCTTATGCCACCTTAATGCTGCACCTTTGCGACCCCCATCCTTCATAGCTTTGTATTTAGCTATTTCTTCATCAGCTCGCTTTAAATGCCAGGCATTATCTTGATAAATAAAAAATTCGGTAAGAATTGCGCCAACAATTTCAAAGCTAGACCTAACCTTGCGAGCCAGTTTTGATGTATCGGTAAAGGGTTCTTCAGTCTGATAGTAAAGGTCTATCATGCGCCTATAAGCTAAATCTTCCTCATCGGTCAAATGGCTTGTATGGCTCAAATAATCCCCAATATGGAATGGGTAAAAGTTCATCACTTAATCCTTTTTAAATAGGTCTGGTCTTAGCATCTCTCTGGTCAATTTGTAATTTGAAAGCTCCTCAATAGTCTTTAAATACTTAAATGGGATGTTGCTTTGACCCCACAAATATATGGTATTGGGCTTTACATCCAGCTTTTCAGCCAAGTCTTTGAGTGAGCCAAATTCAATCTTTAATAAATCCATTGGGTTCATATGATTCCTTTCTTAGTTTTGGGAACTATACCATAAATCTTTTAAAAACATTAAAAAAATGTTGTATTAGGGAAACTCCCTATAAAAAAGTTGTTGCAATCTGTTTTTTTCATGTATAGTTACACCTATGCAATAAATTTTTTTAACAAGTGATGAAGGGAAGTAAAAATGAAACTACTAGATGCAATCGGTGTAATTCTTTTAGGTGTATTGCTAGCTGCAATGTTTATCTACGGAGGGTTTTAATCATGGGTATGTCTAGACACGATGCTTACTATGAGCCTGATGACTACGATGATCGCACCGATGAGATCGAGGCAAGAGCTTGGGAACTAATGAAAGTTGGTGGCAAGTTTGATTACAGAACTTCAGGTGCAATATCAGAAGCCCTTGGTGACATGGGAGTAAAAGATTCTGAAAATTTACAAGCTGTGATTGATTCAGGTGACCATGAAGCCTTGGGTCGAAAACTAATATCAATGGCTTGTGAATACATGGAAGGCCATGCCAAATCTGTAGCAGAATTTGAAATTATTGATTGAGGAGAAAGTGATGACTACAAAACCTACAAAACCAGCAGCAATAGATTACAAAGAAGATGCAATTTGGAATCGATTTAATAAAGATGAGGCCCTGATTTCTCAGCTAATCATTCTTAAAAAGTATCTTGAAAATGAAGATTCCATCAAAGGCCATGCAGTATCAATGCTTGATGGATTGGTCGATAAATTGATTTGCGACCAGATTGATATGATTTCTGAAGCCAAAATACCATACTAAGGAGTAAGTGATGAAAACTTTTAATGAATTAAGACTTATCAATGTCAATGAACATACAGAAAGAAAAGGTAAATTTACCTACCTTTCTTGGACTTGGGCAGTAGACCAGCTTCTACAAAATGACCCATCAGCCACTTGGACTTTTGGTGACCCTGTTTACTTCAATGAATCAGTAATGGTTTTTTGCACAGTAACCGCTATGGGTAAGTCTATGACTTGCCAAATGCCTGTTATTAACAATATGAACAAGGCCATCTCCAACCCTAATGCAATGGATGTCAATACCGCTATGATGCGCTGTTTGGTTAAGTGCATTAGCTTGTTTGGCATTGGTCTATACATTTATGCTGGTGAAGATTTGCCTGATGAAGAAATGCTTGATTTAACAGCAGAGGCCGACAAATGGGTTTTAGCTATTAGTGGAACTAAGACTATGGATGAGCTTAAAGAAATCTATGGCGCAGCTTATAAAGCTCTCAGCAAAGACAAAACAGCAGTAGAAAAGATTGCTAGTGCCAAAGACCTTCAAAAAGGCACTTTAATGGCATTGCAAGCATGAGCTGGGCCGATAAAGTAGCCATTACAACAGTTGCAATAACTGCTGTAATTTTGATGACAATGATTAGATTAGCGATTAGATTGGGGGGTATATGACTACTTTTACTACTGAAGATAGGGTTGCTGTTGAACAAGGCACAGATGCCTGGCATCAACTTAGATTGGGCAAGGTTACAGCTTCTAGAGTAGCCGACATATTGGCTAAGACTAAAACAGGGCCATCCGCATCAAGACAGAATTACCTTATTGAATTAGCTTTACAGCGCACTACAGGCATCATTCAAGAATCTTACACCAATGCAAGCATGGAATGGGGTGTTCAAAATGAGGGAAATGCAAGGGTTTTATATGAAATCACTACCAATAATTTTGTCGATAGAATCGCTTTCATTGACCATCCTAGTATTAAGTGGTTTGGTTGTAGCCCTGATGGTCTTGTGTCTAATGGGGGGCTTGTGGAAATTAAGTGTCCTAATAGCACAACTCATTGGGAGTATTTCAAATTTAATAGACCGCCTCAAAAATATGTAATTCAGATGCAAGCGCAGATGGCCTGCACAGGCAGACAATGGTGCGACTTTGTAAGCTTTGACCCCAGGATGCCTGACCGAAGCCAGTTGCTAATTGTTCGAGTTGATAGGGATGAGGCTTTTATTGCTGAAATGGAAGCAGAAATTAAGAAGTTTTTAGATGAAGTGCAAACCGAAGTAAATTTGATGAAGGGAATTAAAGATGGGAATTGAATATTATTTAAAAGCTGCTGTATCTGAATATACCGACAAAGATGGGCAACAAAAAAAGCGGTATCAAACTGTTGGCATAGTTACCAAAACTAAAAAAGGTGACCTTATGGCTAAAATTGAAATGTTGCCTTTATTGGGTATGAAAGAAGGCGCATTTTGGTGTTATTTAAATGTCCCTGAAGATAAACCTGATACCAAAACTAATAACTTGGCTGACATGGAATCTGATATTCCTTTTTAAGGAGGCATTATGAATGAACATATATGGACTGCATCAGGAACAGATATTACAATTCGGTGGAAACTTCATGGTTGGATTCCACCATCAGAATTGCAAGAATATAAAGATAAATGGAAGTATTACCAAAATTTACCTTTAAGAAATCTAGATGATGCAGCTAAAGAACAGTATGAACAAGTAATGCGAAAAGCTAAAGTATTGAGGATTAAATAATGGCAACTAAATTAAAGGTACTTGTACCTGCTATAAAAGAAAAATCTGGCAAAGTGATAGTGGCTAAGTCAAAAGCTTATAGCCATGATGAACTTAAAAAGATGGTTGGTAAAGCAGCCAAAGGCGCAAAGCATGAATTTGAGCTTTCTAATGGTCGAATTGTGACTCGCAAAGTTGCAGCTAAAGTAGCTGAAAAAGCTGGCGAAGTACCTAAGTCTGTTGGAAAAAAACTTCACAGCCATGATTTGCGAAGGGCTGAAGGCATTAAAAAGAAAAAGATGTAATGACAGATGACCAATGCCTTATGTTTGGCCTTGCCATAATATTTGGCTTTGGCATCATTATTTTGTATTTAATCGGACAAGACTATGACAGATGAACCAGTTCCATTTGGAGGGAACTTAAAGACTCCATCAGATGATTGTGAAGAGGCATTCTTTGCGCTTTACCCAGACTTTTTCTATGAAGGCTCTACGGCCCTTAATTTATGGACTCAGGCTTGGTTTAATGCATTAGATTGGGTTGAAGATAATAAAAAACTAATTCAGCTTATATGAGAAAGAAAAAAATTCGAGTTACCTATGAATCTAGGTATAAAGAATTACTTAAAGATTATCAAAATGTATTAGATAAAATGGGAAAACAAACTGTCAGAATTATTAAGCTTCAAAAGCTAATTCGAGAAGCCCATTCTATTATGATGAATCATATAGACTTCAAAGAATAAAGGCAGTTAAGCCTACACTCAAGGATGCAACAAGTAAGGGCTTTTTAGGCTTTCGACCTTACAGTTAGTAGTTGCCAAATTGATGCCTTTATGCCCCTAATATATCCATAGCTTTATGGATTTTATTAATTCGGTCATCTAGGCCTAAAGTACCACCATTGATGCGCTTGGTCATAGTATTCCAATCTTCAGCCTCAGCAAGGGCATTTAAGCCCTTTTTGTTCCAAAACCAGCCAGCAGATAGGCAAGCCCACTCAGGCTCTAAAAGAAGGCTTGGTTCGCTTGTAAAAGGCTGTCCTAAGGCATCGCCACATACTTGGTAATTAGACCGCCCTGTTAGCTGTATAACCCCTCTGCCATGAAACTTCCAGCCATCGCCATCTTGGGTATTGCCAAGGTCGGCTCTACCGCCATAAACCTTGTTTGCAATCATTTCAGGGTTGTTTGCATACTTTTCGGCAGTATTGGCATCAGGGAATCGAGAGGGCCATACTCGCATCAAAGCCCCTGCGCTGTAATGAAGGTTTTCTTCTAAGGTTTTAAAGTTATTAGATTCATGCTGACATTGTCCAATAAAGGCAGCTTGTCGCTTTGGAGTATCTATGCCATATTTGGAAAAAGTATCATTTAAAGGTTTAAGCCATTTTTGGTCTATGCCAAGGGCTTGTAATTGCTCATTCGTCATTATCTGCTTGCCCTATTTTCACACCAGCTACCAACCCTACGAATGCACCAACCACCATTTGAAAGGCTGGTGTAATAGCTTCAAAAATTTTAGTATTGTCTATTTTATCGACAAAAAGACCTACAAGTAACACTCCCACCATAGACACAAGGATGAGAGTAAGTGTAATGGTAGCAAGTAAAGTGACATAAGCACTAAGTTCTTCTTTTTTCATTTGATTGCATCATATTGTTTATAACAAGCATCTAACCCTGCTCTTATTGTGTCTGCTCTGGCAGCTTCCCTGATAAGAAATTTTGCATCCTCGGCATAAAGGGTTGCCCCAGTTCCACCTTGTCCATTGCTGGCTTGGTCGGTGCGACTACTGCGCTTCCGCAGCTCGCTAATAGCATCGACAAGCTGGTTATTAATAGAATTGATTTGAGCATCTTTTGCCTTTCTAATTTCATCGGTAGCAAGCTGGGCTTCTCTTTCTTTCTTTTGAGTTTCTGCTATTTGGTCTGCTTTGTATTGAGCAAACCGACTAGCTTCAAAACTATAGCCCATATACCAAGAGCCAACTAATGCAATAACTGCTGCGCCAATCTTTATCCAAGTGAAAATGGGCAAAGGAAACATTACACAAGCCTTGGGCTAAAAGCAAAAGTAGCAGGGTAATCTTTGATTAGCTCTGTATTGTCATGCCATTGGTCAGGGGTAATAAAGCCAGGCTCAACTAAAGCTTTAATGTTCCATCCAAAGTTTAAATATAGAGTTTTGCCAAACATAGGCTTGTATAAGACCCATTGCCATAAACCATGACCTTTGACCAGTATGCTTCCAGGCTTAGTTGGGCTGCAATCTAAATCGCCTGTGTAACTCATGCCTGTAGAACCATCAAAGGTTTTAACTGCAAAGCCATAAAAAGGATTGCGCCAAAGCCAATGAACTTCTGACCACCAACAAGGAGGAAAGTTAACTTTAAATCCATCATCACCCCATAAACTATTGTCAGGGGTTTGAAACCAACTTAACCAGCTAAACAGTCTTGGCTCTGTAGCTTTTGCGGTTGCATTGTTAATCCAGCCATATTCGCCCTTACAAAATATAGGCAAAATGAAAGCCAATGGGTAAGTTAAAACTGTGCCAATAAGATTAATAATGACTAAGAATGGATAAAGTATGTAGCTCATTGAATACCTTCGCTGGTTTTAAATCTAAGAATAGCAACAACTATTCCAATTAATACCAAAACTAAACCATAGTATTTATCAGAAATAATATTTTGAAGGTTTGAAAAGTTATCATACAAAGCCCCAAATATAACAAGGGCCAAAGAAAACCACATAGTTTTAGAACTATGAACTCTTTTCATTTTCTAACAAAAAATATATCTGTTAAAAAGCTAATTACAGCACCAACAACAGAGGCTACACCCATTAAAGCCCAAAGACTGCCTTTAGACCTTTCAGCCATAACTAACAGTTCTTTTAAATCTTTTCTAATTTCAGTAAGTTCTGATTCCATAGACTCAACTTTGTTCCATAGAACACCATAGCGCACTAAATCAATAGAGCCTCGGTCATCCATTATGAACTCCATGTAGCAATCGGTTGTTTTGGGAATACAGGATTAGCTACAGGATTAACAGCATAACCTCTAACAATATTGCGATAAGCAATAAATTCAGCTTGATTAGTCAAATAAGGGTTATTTGTAGTGCTGGCAACATCAGGAATAGTGGCCCAATCTGTTGCATATAGCAAGGCACTAGCTTGTTGTTGGCAAGCAGCATTAGCAGCATTAGCATTCAAAATAGCTATTTCTGCATCACAAGCAGCTTTTGTAGGCTCTGCAATATCGGTGGAATACCATGACAAAGTTTCAAAATCATTGTCATTGGTCATGCTCCATTTAGCATTAGGGGTCAATGCTGTAATAGCATCTGCATAAGTAGCACTCATGATTCGTAAATCTCCAATAATGTAATGACAGCAGTTGCACCTAAACCAATATTACCTAAGTTTTTATTATAAGTAAGAGTTCCACCGCCTGCTGCCATATAAACTGTATAAGTTGTAGAAGCAGTAGTATTAGGAGTATCTAAATAAGAAAAAGAATTAGATGCTAATGTTTCGCCACCACTAATACTTCCCATAGTTGTAAAGACTGAGCCTGAACCAGCAAGGTTTGTAGTATTGCGATAAAGAGTAAATCCACTAAAGTTACCTGTAGAGCTATCAGCCCCAAAGCTAACTAAAGCTAATATTTTGCTATTTAAAGAGCTAGGAGTAATAGTAGCTGTATGGCCTGTAGTTACCAATGAGTTAGAAGTAGTGGATGCAGTTGTTGTAAATGTTTGCTGAACCATCTGAACAATGACTCCAGGGGCAGTTAATGCTCCTGTTACCGCCAATGTTCCTGAAACTGTAGCATTACCTATAACAGGCAAAGTACCACCTACTACATTCAAAATGCCATATAAATTGTCATAGGTAGCAATTTGATTATTGCCTGAATCAGTCAATACAAATTTATATGAATTTCCATTTGTTAACCAAATCTCTTGTGGAGGCCTGCCATCTGTTCCTAAAACAATAGGATTAGCATTTGCTGTGCTTCCTGAAGAAGTTGTATAAGTTGCTAAAGGAGTGCTTGAACCAGCTTGGTATGTATATAAAAGACCGCCAGCTAAAGGTAATCCTGTAGTTGTAAAAAATTGAAATCCATTACCAATGGGAGATAGTAAGACTGACATTATTGTTCCTTATATGTTGGATTTCCAGATAATAAGCCTCTAAGAGCTGTAGCTGGAACATTTTTAGTTCTAGATTCAAATTTAGGTATTTCACCCAATCTCATCATATCGGCAAGTTTAGCTACAGAATTATTCTTATTAATATTAGCAATTTGTTTTGCGCCAAAAGTGCTTCCAGATAACAAAGCAGCAGATAGATTTCCGCTTAAAGCATGAGTTCCTACTGTGCTTAAAACACCCATTACAGTATCAGGAGCAAATTTAGAAATAAGGTCTAAAGTTTTTTGAGTTGCGCTTCCTTTAGCAACTTGTTTTATTGCTTCTTGTTCTTCAGGTGTAAAAAGCCTCATGCGCTTATCATTTTTTGCCAAACTGTTCATTTGGTTTTTTAATGATGTTGATAAACTTTGATTAGTAAATTGAGCATCATTTACCATGTCATCAAAAATTTCAGCTTTTTTAAGTCTGGAATATTGAGTTCTAGCATCTTTCCATGCTTGAGCACCTTGAGGATTTCCAGCAGTTAAGTGTTGGTCTGGCGCATTTAAAACATAATCATCAAATTCATCTTTTAATTTTGAAGCCAACATTCTCACTTTAGGATTGCTAGAAACTTGCTCTCCAGCAATAATTTCTCTTAAAGCTTGTAACTCTAAATAATCTTTTGGCCTAGATGTATTTTTTAATTCATCTAATGCGCCTTTAATTCCTGAATAAGTGCTTGAATTTTCAGCATATCCAAATTGCCTTAAATCTTTACCAACTTGGTCCATATGAGCCGCGAATTTATCTGGAGCAAATTGAATGCCTGATTTTTCAGCTTGGCTATAAAGATTTTTTGCGGTAGCAGCAAGTTGTTCTTGAGAAGGCGCATTTAAAGACCTTTGCTTTAATGAAACTCCAAAAGGTGCGCCAACAGTAGCCCCAGCAAGCATAGCCAAATAGGGGTTGTCAGTTTTTTCATAAACAGCTTGTCCTGCCACAGCAGAAGGAATTGCAGCAGCAATTTGTGATTTAGGTGCAGCAGCAGCAGATTCAGCAACTCCTCTTACAAAAGGAGAAGCTGCTGTAGTAGCTAATCTAGTAACAGCAGGTAGTTCTGCAGCAGTTCCACCCATTGCACTACCAGCAGTTTCAATCATTCTTTCTGGGCCAGTTTGCGCTACAGGCAAACCAAGTCTAGTCATGTATTGTTGGATTAAATCGCTTGGCATTCCTAATTTAGGAATATTAGTGCCTGCAAATTTGTTTATGCCACCTGTAACAGCATTAATACCAGTATTTAATACATCACCAACAGGAAGTGCAACAGAGCCTACAAGAGCACCAGCAGGGCCTGCCAAAGTTCCACCAACAGCAGCACCAGTTACAGCAGGAGTAGCACCTCTAGCAAACAATCCAGCAGCTCTAGGCAAAGTTAAATTAGGCTTTGGTTGTAGTTCTGATTCTGGAATATTGGTACTTCCAGGCAAAGATTCTGGGCTTACAAAAAGTTTATTGTTTTCAGCAAGGTTTACACCTTCTAAAACTTTATCAAGATACTTTTCTGGGTCTTTAGTTTTAAATCCACCATAAGCTTTCATGGCCTTTACATAATCGCCACCATGCTCTTTATGCAGTTGGCTAATGTAATAGTCCATTGCAGCTCTAGCTTCATCTTTATTGAATGGATTAAACTCCACTCCTTGTTTGTGAAGCATGGCTACAGTTTCAGGCATAAATTGGCCTAAACCCATCGCACCAGAAGTAGGATTTACAGCAAGCGGATTGCCAGAACTTTCGGTTTGAATAACATTTTCCAAAAGCTTTGCTGGAGTTCCATAGCTTTTTTTAGTATCAAATTTGTTTGATTCTGGAGGTGTATAACCAGAAACTTGAACACCAGGTTTACCTGTTCCAGTTTTACCAGAACCAGGTAAAAGCGCAGGTGCTGCTAATGAATCTGGGTCTACAAAATCTAAAGCCATTATTTGCCCCTAGTAGCAATACCATTAATAACTCGCAAATCTTCTTGAGCTTTTTTATATCTTTCTGATTTTTCCCCACCAAGTTCTTTGGTAATTTGAGTCAATCCTTGTGGGTCAATGCCAGCATTTCTCTTGGCATCAGCCAATCTAATAGAGTCTAAATTTAAATTAGAGTTCCATTTTTGCTGATAATCATTCGCATAGATAGGGTTGTTATTGCTAATTGTTTGTGACTTGTCTACACCATGATTAAACATCTGAACACCATAAGCCAATGCTCTGTTATATCTAGAAGTATATTGAATGGCATCTGGATTCCAAGTAGTCTTACCTGCTGTTTGAACAGCTTGTTCAATTTGCTTCTGAGTACCGCCAGTAACACCCATTTTTCCTGCGCCATAAGCAGGATTTTGTGACAACAAATTGGTTTCATTGGTCAATACATGGCCCAAAATATCATAGTTTGCTGCAGGATTTCTAGTATTAAATTCAGGAATGCCAACATAGTTTCCTTTAAGAGCATTCCATAATTGAGCACCTTGACCAGTATCGGTAACTTGAGATAGTTGAATAGCTTGATTAGCAGCAGATTCAATCTGAACAGCTTTACCAGCTTGCTCTCTTGAAGTATTTACTAAATTATTACCAATTTCTAAATTGGTTGAAGTTTGAGGTGAAAGAGCAGAAACTGCTGGTCTTTGCTGATTTGCAGGTTTATTCATTTGGTCAGGTGTAACACCGCCTTGACCACCACCGCCTACAGCAGAACCACCTACTTGACCGCCACCACCTACTAAATACTTTGTGCCTGGAGGCAAGCCAGAATTGTCCCCAGGTTGAGCAACAAGCTCTGTGCCTGGTGTTAAACCTAATGCAGTTGCTTGGCCAGCTTGAGTTCCTGGTGTTTGAGAGGAAAGTAATTGATTTCCTGTAGCCAAAGGAGCAGTAACACCACCAAGATTGGTTTGAGATGCTTTTGGATAAAGTGCATCTAATTGACCTTGTGCATTTAAAGACCTAGCCATACTTTGTGCAAGCCAAGCTTTTAATTGAGATAAATTTCCACTTGCAGGAAGCCCTGCTAAAGCTTGTTGAACAGCAGCATCAGGAGTTCCTGCATTTTTTGCATGAACTTTTACTGAATCAATAATATCTTGAGCTGTTAAATCAGGCTTATTAATGAGCCTTTGTTGGTCTTGAATAGTATTGGTTAAATGAGCCTGAAAGTTTTGTAATTGCGAAGTATTTGCTTCAGCAGTTGCCTTTCTAGCATTGGCTTGCCCTTGTTCAATTTCAGAAGGCAATAAAGCTTTCTTTTTTTGAACTTCAAGATTTTTTCCAGTAAGGTCAAGAATATCTCCCAAAGAAGTAGCTTTAGGAGCATTTTGATTTCCATAAATACTAGGGTCAATAGTTTGACCTAATTGTGGAACTGAAACTCCGCTTGTGCTGATTGCCATAATTTATTCCTAAGCTATTTGAATTGGTGTAGATGGAGCTTGAATACCAAATCCACCACCTGTTCCACCAGAACCATAATAATTTGGGCTTGAATTACCAATGGTGTTTAAACTTGTTCCACCGCTAGGTATAGAAATTGGTGCATTATTACCACTATTCATTGCGCTATAAGCACCCATAGTGCCTATTGTATTGGCTGTGCTACCATAAATATTGCCTTGAGCAATTTGAGAAGCAGCAGTAGCATTGGCTGAACCTATTCCAAGATTTGCCACATTAGTTGCTGTTCCTAATTGAGCATTAGACTGTCCAGTTGTACCTGCAAGACCTAAATTAGCATTTGCCAAATCAATAGCAGCAATATTGCCTCTTTGAGCTTGAAAATTATTAAATGCATTTTGATAAGCATTTTGAGCATAATTTTGGGTATAGTCACTTAGTGACTTTAAAGCATTTCCACCTATAGCACCGCCAGAAGCATTGCTGGCATTTAAATTGGTCTTTTGTCCAATATCTAATCCAAAAGCATAATTAGGAGCTAAATTAGCATTTAAATCTTGATTGCTAAATTGTTCATTAAAATAAGGATTGCCAGAAGTAAGGCTTGCTAATGGAGTTGCGCCATAATTAGCATAAGGAATAAAATTTTGAGATGCTGTATTTCCAGCAGCAAGTATATTACTTTGCTGTTGTGTAGCAGCATTTGCTTGAGTTTGAGCAGCATTTTGTTGCCCTTGACTAGACAAATAACCTGCTGCAACTGAACCTACAACTACTGCTGTTGCGACTCCTGACATTTAATTTCTCCTTATTGCAAGATTTAGGGCTTGACGATAATCAATAGTAATTTCTTCCCCCAAATTACCGCCTTGGCATCCATTTATAGCCTTATTTGCCACTAAATCAATATTGCCATTATCCCTCAAAACCATAATTCCATTAGCATTTTTTGCATGATTTGTATATCTTCCTACAGGGGTTCTTTTGCCATCTATGCGAGCTGGAGCAATTACCTCTCCTTGAGCAATATTTCCTGTAGCAAATACACCTTTTCCATCAATTCTTGAATTAGCAATCATCATTTTGTAATTGCCAAAAGGCATGGGAATTTGGTCATCCATGTTTTCTGTCTGTTTTCTAACAGTTTCATGGTCAAAACCATATTCAGCAATAGCTAAATAATAATCAGCTACATCAGAAGAATGGTCTAAAGTTAATAATAAATTTTGAGCTTTTTGATTTTCTTGCCAAGTTATGCTTTTTTCAAGAAACATAGATTCAAGCTTTTCTACATCGGTTTCCAAAGTCGCATAAACATTTTGCCAAACCATTTTTTCATGAATATATCCAATTTTTCGACCTGGCTTTGAAACAAAAACTTGAGGAGCAATTAATTCATTTTTTGAGCCATCCTCATTGACCATTGTTACTCTACCAGAAATCATTATGTTTAAATGTTCGGTTTTTTGATAATGACCTATGGACAATGTACCAGCAGGAATGGTGACTTCTCGGATGTAGATATTAGGGCCAAAGCGATGCACTACAGGACAATCTACTTGTTCATGCTTTAAAAATTCAGCTTCTAATTGCTGAACTTTTTCTTCAGTTATAACTTGTAAACTAGACATTGTAATAAGGAACTTTATAAGGCTTACCAGCAACAGTAATATTGATAAATCCAGCAGGGTTAGTAGGCAATACTGCTGCGCCTTTGGAAGCATTAGGCGAGCTACTAAAATTTAGTAAATTCAAAAAATACTGTTGCCAAGACCTAGTTGGCATCTTTGTAGACTCATCTAGCAAAGGGGTCTGTGGATAAGGATTTAATTGAGAATTGCCATAAATCTGATTTGCCATTAGTTTTCCCCTTCTGTAGCTTTAAGGTTAGCTGACACAATTACAGCCTTAATAGGGTCAGAAACCGATACCTCAAAGATTCTATCCCTAGACCAGCCTAATCTGCGCCAAATAGCTCGATTTTGATATTTGCCAATTTTGCCAATACTGACCCAATGTTCATTAGACCAAGTAGAACCGCCATCATTTGACCATCTGAGCATTGCTTGTGGGTTTTTTCCTTGCCCTGTAGATAAGCCTACACCAGGCTGAAACTGAATTTGCATTTCATCAAAATATTGCCTTTGCAAGTCAGTTACTAAATGAGGGCATCTTCGCAATCTGCGAATTTCACCGCCATTGTCTGTGTAGTTATTAGGGTCTAACTCATAAATATTGCCATTTTGCCAATCCCCTACAAGAACCATATCTTGAAAGTTTGCTTGGCAATTTGACCGATGGCGATGGTAAACATTATTGGAGTCTACCCATAACCACTTATGCCACATTTGAGTGGATAAGTCATAGCACCAAGTCAAATCAAGGGTTGGGAAAGAAAGAACATAAACTTCATGGCCTTCTTGTTGATAAGTATAGGCAACAGCATCTTTAATATACTTATTAACTAAAGTATTTTCTACAGCATGGGTTGATATTCTTTGTGGAAAATATCCATTCATTTGAACAATTTCAGCTTGACCACGATTATTCTTAGACAAATAAGCAAAAGAATTACCTAGTTTTGCTACTGAAAACTGAGCTGCCACACCATGCTGACTTGAGCTTCCTGGAATGCGCTGAAAAGGAAATGGGAAAGTTCCAACATCCGACCATACTTCTGTAGTGGTATCGCCTAATAAAAAGACTTGTCCATTGCTTGCAATGATTGACACTAAATTATCTGGGCCAGTAAATTTGCTTGCAAAAGACAAACCATAAGTTACTGGAGAAAGGATATTAGAAGCAGCCCATTGTTGAGTATTAGGCTTGTTGTAAATAAAATAGTTATCAATAATATCTACTACATTAGCACCTTGAAATGCGCCATCTGTGCTTGGAATAACTGCAAAATTTACAGCATACATAGTTTCTGAGCTTACAGATTGATTAGGGCTTACTGTATAGTTTCCTGTTCCACCTGAACCTGTACCAAAAGTAAGATTAAGGGTTAACCCTGAACCTGAACCAGTAGTGCTTGTAGAAGCTGCATTGGATGGTGTAGAAGTATAAGAGCCAGGATAGGTTAAAGATAGCGAAGAAACAGCACCTGAGCCTCCTATGCCTGTTACTGTAAAGTAAGCTGCGCTTTGTCCATAAACACCGCCTAAAACATATACAACATCATTTATGGCATATCCTGTGCCTGCTGTAGCAATGCTTCCGCTTAATACTGTTCCTGTGCCTAATGCACTTACAAAAGTATTTGGGGTTACTCCATTGCCTACTATTGCTTGCCCTGGATAGATTTGTCCTGTAAACATATAGTTCACAGTCATTTGGCTTCCTGAAATAGAAGCATTAAATGAACCACCTGAAGCATTAGAATTAAATGCTCTGCTAGTTAAATTTAAAGAGGTGTTAATTTGATAAGTTCCGACACCGCCTGTGCCAGAGCTAGTAATAATTACCCCTAAACCAGTTCCTAAGCCATACAAAGACTGACCTTGAATAATTCTGCCTTCTCTAATGGAGGTAACAGTTAAAGTTGTTCCTGAAATAGAGCCAGTAAAAGAACAAGCATCAGGTTGGCTTATGCGCCATGTATAGCGATTATTGCCATCAACAATATATGCGCTAATGCCATTATCTGTAATGCTGACAGGGCCAGTAGAGGTATTTAGAATACCGACTACATAAGGTGTAAATTCAGAATCTAAAACATAGACATAAATGCCACAAACCGCCATTAAATAATTGCCACCTGATAAAGCTTGCATTCCACGAACAGAATCTTGATTAGCAAATTGAACTAAGGAAGTAAGCCCTGGAGTTGGATAAAGCGCAACTACACCTCTTTCACCCTGAGCTTTTAAAGGGTCAATTTCAGGTCTAAAGTTGATACATTCCTGAGCATCTTGATAGATACTAGGAGCTTCATAAGATGGGCCTACAAATCCAAAGTCAGCCATTATCTAAAGAATCCTCCGCTTAGAATCCATCCTGCATCTTTTGCTCTGCCTACCAACATAGAATCAGGGTAACCAGCAGCAGCAATCGGTTGCATATTGTTGCGCTTAATTGTTGACTTAGATTGTGCAGCATAAGCATTAATCATGCTAATTTGAGTTGGAGAAGCTTTGCCATACATCGGCATAAGTCTTTCAGCAAGATTCCATCTAAGAGCCATTGCATAGCCTTGTGGAAGCGAAATAGTGTCATATAGACTTGTATAGTTGCTAAAAATGGTAGATGAGAACATATGCATCTCACCTTGTGATGGATTAGGCCATACAAAAATATTGCCTGATTCGGCATTAGGATTGTAATAAAGGGCTTTAGGCCAAGGGCCATTCAAAGTCTTTAAACCAATCTGGTTGTAGTTTTCAAGGGCAAGAATAGCTACTTGATAGTCTAAACCACCATTTTGCACAGCCTGACCATTGCTCTGAGTATTTACACGAACATAAGCTTGGTCAATAAATAAAGGCTTTTGGTAATAAGCAGTAATGGTTTCTGAGCTTACAGGACTTGTATAAGTAATGTTTAGCTTATAAGTTCCTGTTTCGTTTACTTGACCGCCAGCACCAGTTAAGAACTGAACAATCTTAGTTCCTGAGGTTATTCCTGAACCACTAAGGGTTTGCCCTTGGGCTATTGCGCCTGTAGTTAAACCAGTAACAGTAAGAATATTGCCTGTAATTGAGCCTGTAAAAGTAGCTCCTACAAAGTTTTGTGTGCTTGGATTTGGCCCAATAGTGTATTGAGTTTGCCCTGAAATTAATGGAAATATGATTTCTGTGGTGTTATAAACCATCATATCTTCGTTAGACCATTGGTCTATAAGGTCATTGAGCATATCAAAAGCATCTTGAGCAGCTTCAGGAGTTGGTGTTTCACCAGCTTCTAATGCGCCAATGTCTTTTAAGGCTCTGCTAATAATATCAATCGGCAATGTCATAATTGTTCCTAAGCATTAGGGGTAAATACTTGAGGCAGCCAAGGCAGAACCGCATCAGTTTTAATATTTAAAGCATCTAACTGTTTATCTAGTTGAGCAGTTATGTGACATTTATCGTCACGAACAGCTTCCGATTCAATCCATTTAGCAATAATATCTTCTGTTACTTCATTAAAAGGTATTTTATTACTAGGAGAGTCAAAATACCAATATCCTTCGGTTTCTACTAAATTATTTTCATCAGTAGCAGTTATATGGTACTTAGCACTAAGAATGACTTCATCCTTAGCAGTAATTTCTGTAATTTTCCAAGTATATGTTGTCATGCTGTGTATGTTCCTGAGCTTGTAAATGTATGGATAGTGTTGCCACCAGCAGAGGTGATTGTTCCTCCTGTGCCTCGTTGACTGCCTGAATAACTAATAATAACTATTCCTGAACCGCCATTACCGCCTTGCGATTGAGTTCCTTGGTCAGGGCCTCCACCACCACCACCGCCTGTGTTAGCTGTTCCATTACCGCCATTACCAGTATTGTTAATAACACCATTACCACCGCCACCATTAC